ACACTAAACTTAACTTCTGGATTGCACCGGGATCCGAACGTAGCTCCTTCTTTAGGAAGGTGGCAAGACAACGCTGTCTCATTGTGTAGTACTCCCCCATGGGGTCGAGCCTATCACAATTGAAGCCCAAGCCACCCCGCTCAAAAGGACAGAAGAGATTGTACTTTTTCAAAGTCAACTCCTCAATCCGAGCTCGGTGGTAATGGACAAAGCGCTTCTTCGTTCGCTCAGGATCCAAACATCCAGCAATGGTCTCATTGAAGTAGTCCCAAAGTGGGGCGGCTCTCGCCGTCTCCCGACCGGTGATCTTGCTCTGGCCTGTTAACAGACCCGTGTTCATGAACCCCAGTTTGGTCAAAAGACCATCCTTCGGGTTGAACCGGTACATCTGACTATTTATAGTCAACAGGGTGGGATGAATATAATTCTTCCCCAGAGAAAGCTCAAAACCTACTTCCACGATTACGGACTGCCAGAGGGCATAAAACTCATCATCGGCACGAAACAAAATATCGTCTCCGTTAATGAGCACAGGGAGGAGCTCCAACAGGAACTCCTCACCAAAATACCGCTCAAAGGCTATCCAGTAACAGACCACGTTAAGTACACAGAGAATAGGAAACGAGAGAGTAGAACCCATAAGTTGGCCACTCACCTGCTGGAAAGCGGGAATGCCAAACTTTGCGGGATAGTGCACCGTCTGTTCGTAAAGAACGGACCGTAGCACATCCAGCGCCCCCTGTGTGGGGGGGTTCTCGGAGTTGAACAAACCACACGCGATTGACGCCTCAAAGGCCGCCTTCGTGTGTCGTATGTCCGCTCCATCTGTCGCGGCTGAGTAGTCTCCAGAGACCCACTTCACCGCACCTCTCCATGGAAGCCCAAGGGCCTTCTCCATGTCCAAAATCTGTGTGATCATATCAAGCGGTTCCAACGGCCGGGACGTTGCGACGAACTGAGGAAAGTTCTGGAGATAGCGCCAAAGCGCTTTCTGGTAGTATCGCGAGAGCCACATTCTGTAGGTATCACCCTTGGTGATCAACCGACATTTCAATGGCTCTAAAACGGCCGAGACCATGACGTCCTTTGGACTCGTCTCTGCTCTGCGCAACACCTCTCCGAACGTAGGCACAATCGGACCCCGTACTTCCACGACCTTCCCAGGTCTGGACTCGTACATCAACAGGAGACCTTCTTCAAGTTCTCTCTGGATGAGGCCCCGTGCTCCTCCTTCGCTTCGCTTTGTCTGAAAGGACGCTGAAGTGGTTGCCTCGTGCAACCTCTCTCGCGGGTACTCGAACTCTGAAAAGAGCTCCATGTA